ACGCTGCTGCGCAGCATACAGGCCCACTGCCACGCCGCGCCCTGTACCGGCTCCGTCTGCAGCCCGAGCCGCTCCTGGATTGAGTACACTTAATTGCCTCCAATGGCGGCCAGCAAAGTTGGCCCAGGTACGCGGCCCGTAATGTCGCTGTACCAATCGTTGCCGCGCGTGTCGCCTAGGAACCGCACACCAACCACGGCGTATTGCGCAGCCAGCGGCTGGACGGGTATTTGCCCCGCCGGTATGGGGTAGGTTATGGGCGCTTGCCTGACGTACTGTGGCAGCACGGCCACCACCGGTAGCGGCGCTACCACCTGGATAGTGGGGTCGAGCAGTATACGAAAATCCACCCCTAGCTGAGTCTGCTGCGGCTGGCCGATCAAGCTGAGGGTAACGCCGCCCACGCGCGCCGGAGGCCCGCCTTGCGGGTTTACCGGCGCGTACGTGGCCGCCAGGGTTGTGGCCAGCGGCTGTTGGAGGTTGTCGAAGTTCCAACTGTGCTGATCAAACCAGCTATTCAGGTTATTCTGCCGCGCCAGGTTGTTCAGGTAAACGTGCGGCGTGCCGAAGTACGTCTTGGCTCTTGGCAGTTTGTCGGGGCCGCGCGGTGCGCTGCCGGTGGCCAGTACCGCGTTGAAGCTGTCTTGGTTGAACTTGATGGTGTTGAGACTCTGGCTAGCTATGAACTGTGCCTGCGTAAACTGGGTACTCAGTGCGGGCAACGTGTCGTTGATGAAGTTCTGCGCCGTAAGTACGCGGTTGAGCAGGCAGTGCAACGTAAGGCGCTGGTCCACTACGTCCTGCTTATCCTGGATGGTATAAAACACCGGGCCGGTCCATATAGCCGGGACGTTGCCGCTGGGGTAGTCCGCCTGATACCCAGCGCTGACCGTTACGATATCTCCCTCTTGGATAATGGCCTGGTACAGGTTCACGCCACTGCTAGGGCCACTGGTGATGGGGCCGTTTGCGTTGTATAAGACTATCTCGGCCTGCCAGAAAGTCTCCCAGGCGTACTGATGGATGTCGAAAGTGAACCGTAAAGCCTCCGGCTCGAACGCATCGCTGCTTATAACAATGGGCACACCCGCGCTTGGCCCCTGACTGGGCGTTATTGTCAGGCTGTATGCTCGCCCGAAGAACGGGGTAGTGCTGCGCGGTAGCGTTGTGGGAATACTCATACGGTTGGCGTGTCTCCCCACCACAATTGGAAATCGGTGCCTAGGTTAGTGCTGTTGGGGTAGTCGGACCCGCCCTGGCCGCTGTCGCCGCCGTACGCACCGCCGCCGTAATCGCCCGCGCCGTATCCAAGCGAGCCGCCCTGCCCCGGCGCTAGATTGCTGGCGTTCACTAGGTACGCGCTCCCTATACCCAGATAACGCTGCTGCTTGAGCAAGTTGGCCGCTGGGTAGCCGCCGCATATCATGGGCACGCTAGCTATTAGCAGATTGTTATTCGCGTCGGTGATGGATAGCAGCCAGTAGCCCGTCATTTCCGCGTAGTTGATGCCCAGGTTGAGCGTAAGCGGCGCGCCGTCTACGGTTAGGCTGGCCGTAAGCTGCTGGTTGGGCGAGTTGGTAAGTGGTATCTGCTGCAAACTCACAACGGCCTCCCCAGCGGAACGCTGCTCACCGTGCCAGCCCCCGGCACTTGGGGGTTGCTGCTAACGCCGGGATAGAGACTGCTGGGAATGACGTTTTGCTGCTGCTGCGTGGCGCTGATCGGCGCTCCCTGCACCGTGCCGACGCTGGTGCTGCCCGTAGTCTGTCCACGACTGCTTACCGGCGCGACGCTAGCCACGCTGCCCGCAACTATCTCCTCTAAGGTAACGGTGGCGCGCAATCCGTAAAGCGTGTGTACGTCGTCCGGCGCGTCCACGTCTAAAATGACCATGTTGTAGTAAGTGTCCAGGCGCGTGGTAAGCGTCAACGGAGTGCGGTTGAGCATTAACTGCTTGAGTGTCTGCCACACGCTTAGACTTAGGGTGCTGAACCCGGTCCAAGTGTTGTTGGCCAACACGCTCATGGCATCGCTGGCCAGTATCTCCAAGGTTACACGCGCCGGTAGCATGTAAACGTGATCGCTAACGTTGGCTCCGGTAAGCACCGGATGCTGCGTTTTGTGCGCCGTACGGCGGTGCATAATGCGCAGTACGTTGGGATTGCCAAAGACGTAATTGACGCTAGTCGATGCCGCCTGCCCCGTGTTGGCGTTGCCCACGCTGGCTGGGACCGTGAGCATGGTAAGCGCGGGCTTGGCAAACTGCGGCGGGGCCCACGGCCCGCTGCTGGTGATGGTAGGTGTAGCGGCCACTTTACCAAAAAGCAGATTAGTCGCTACGCCGGTGGCCGTGGTTAGCAACCCAGGCAGGAAGATGCCTCCAGCGCCCATTAGTAGTGCGCTCCCGCCGCCGTTTGCGCTGTAACGTTGCGCGCACTCTTAGCCGCTAGTAAGTCAAACTGCCGTCGTATCTCGGCTACGTGCTGCTCGCTAGTTCCCGGCGGAAGGTTAACGTTGAAGTTTTGAATAACCACGTCGCCCTCCCTGCTAAGCAGCCGCTTTTGGTTCATTACGTCGGCAATGTAATCCTGCGCTCGCATAGTGTCGTGCCCATAACCGCCGTACTGCGCAAGCGCATCGGCCCAGTCGCCAGACTTGCCATAAAGCATGGACAGATACTTAGCCATGCCCAAGATGTTTTGCTCCGGGTCTTTTGCGTTTGAAATGCCCATGGCTTTAGCTGTACTAGGCAAGAACTGGCCTAAACCAGTAGCGCCGCTCTGGGGATTTACTGCGTCTGGGTTACCTCTGCTCTCGTGCCAAATAATACCAGCCAGCAGGTTGCTTGGCACGTCCGGGTAAAGAACCCGCGCTTCCGCCATATACTGCGCCATGCGATCTTTGCCAACTACAGCCGCTATCTCTCCAAAACTCTTAGCAAACCGCATCGGCTTGTAGACGTGCGCCGCGCCGCCCAGCACTGGGTTAGTGTTAGCTGGCGCAGATTCCGAACCTGTAAGCTGTCCGAAGTCACTGCTTGAAGCATTCCATGCTTGGTCGGCAAGAGCCTGATACTTGCGATACTCTTGGTAAGAGTCTTGACGATCTTTTAAGGTTAGCTTTGGATCTTCAGAACGATTGTACGCGCTTTTAGCGGCCAGCGCGTAGCCGATATAGACGGCGGAGTCCGCAGCCGTGCTAAACACGCCCATGGTTTTGCCGGAAATCCAAGCCAAACCATTGGCTACATGCAACAATGCTTTGGCCATGTTCTCTAACTTCAAGGTGCTGGACTCTATACTGTCGTCACCGCTAAGCAATCCTACAAGGTTTGTAAACGACAGCAACATGCCCTCGGCATTTCTCCAAACTCCGCCCAGTACGCTTGTCATATCTTTCCATACGGGCACGAGTATGTCGCTTACTTTACCAGCCATCTCGGGAAGTTTATTGGAAAACCAGTCATTGAACTGCCGCAGCTTTGCCTCCGCCTCGCCGCTGCCGTAGCCCAGTTTTTGAAACAACTGGTCTACAACTTTCATACTGAGAAACTCTAACTCGTCTCCAAAGTGCTTGGTCTCCGCGCGCAGTCCTCGTATACCCACCATGCTATTGTCGAAAGTAGCACCAAGCTGATTGCCCAGCTTAATGTTACGCTCGTACATATCTGCAAATCGCTTTTGAAGTTCGCCTGTAGTGTCACTTTGAACGTCTTGCAGCGTTACACCGAGACTATCTAAAGTCATCTGCATAGCGCGAAAACTGTTCTTGGTCATCAGCATCCGCGCGCCCATAAGACCGAATTGCTGGTCTGCCAGCGCCGTCTTATCGGCAAGCGAGATAAGCCCGACGCCGAAAGCGCTGAACGTGGTAACGATGCTGGCTTCCAGCTTTACAAAGTCGCCCACCGCCCCGGTAGTGAAGCCCTCCACAGCGCGGCCCGCGTCCTTGAGCACGTTGTGAAACTTTGTAAAACTGGCGGTATCCTCGACCGCCCCAAGTTGCACAAGGTAGGACTCCAGTATGTTTTCTGCCACTTACTCAGCCCTCCTCTTGCGCGCCGCGTACTCTTGCGCCCGGTAACGATTCTCCGCTTGCACGTCTAGCAACTCGATAACATCCATCAAGTCGTCCACTGTGTAAGTGCCGTCGAACGTTTCGTGCAAGCGCCACATCCCCGCGTCTACGGGGCGCATGAGCATGGCGCTTAGCGTTGGATAGTTTAGCGGCTCGAACCCAACAGCCGTCTCCGCATAACTTACTTGGGCGCGGGGACGGCTAAAAAAGGGGTCAGGTTGTACAGCACCGCGATGCAGGTCAACTCGTACAACGCCGCCGGGTTTTCGGCCACGTCTTTGCGGGACAGCGCGGGTACCGGCACCTCGATACCCTCGCGCAAGTCCAGCGCAAAGGCGTGCTTCAACGCCACCGTTTGTACCTGATCGAACTCCTGCTCAGTAAGGCGACCAAGTGCATTTACAATCGGCTCGCCCTCCCGCGCCGCCGCGCTCACCACGGCATAGAGCCAGGTTGCCGTGCGCGGCGTCATCTTGGTTAGCCGGTAAGTCTTATCGCCCACCGGCAAATCTTTGAACGTCTCTCTTAGGTCCACTGGGATAGATTTCCTTACTTTTGCACGACTGCAACAGATTGCGGACGAAGATACTTGTTAAAAAGAACAACTTTCTTTTTTGCGTGTTCCTCGTTGGCAGCCTCTACTTTGAGAGTGACTTCGACATCGTTAAGGTTAAGCGCCTTGACTGCGTAGGTTTTCCAAGC